GGGTCAGCACAGGGGGACGGGTGAGCGACGGTGTTCCGCCTATCGCGTTATTAACGATGGGCAGGCGCCCTGGACGGTTTCGCCCACGCGCTCGCAAGCGATGGGACGATGAACTCGGGTTCCAGAAGTCTTTTTGGGACGCGATGCCCGAAGAAATGCGCTTCATCTTTGGCGCAGACGATTCCAGAGAGGGGAGGTGACGCCGTGATCCAACCGCATTGCGATGGTGCCTAGAAACCTCTCAAAGGAACAGCGTGTTTATCCGACGAATACTGATTATCTCAACCATTCTGATTGCGTCATGGGCTTCTGTCTCACAGGCTTCGCCGAACCCAATAACCAAACTGCCGCACTTGGCCTTCATGGAGATGACCTGCGTGATGTGGCACGAAAGCCGCTCAACGGTCCTCAAGCCGAATCTGAGGGACAATAACGCCGATGGGGGTTCATCGGGAGTCTTTCAGATCGAAGAGGCCACATGGGCACGCTGGGCACCTCTCGTCGGGGTCCACGTCCCGGTCTGGCGAGCGAACTACGTTCAGCAGCAGTTGGTGGCTATCGAGATTTGGCGACACGATTCTTTTTCGCCCTGGCGAGACGATGGGTGCTTCTGATGGAACCGCGTAGAACCCGAAAGCAGGTCGATTCCCTGGCTCAACGGGTGGACGACGACGAACTCAATCGCTTGCTCAGGGTCGAGTTGGACGAAGCTGACCGGGTGGAGAAGGATTTCCCGGAGGCTTTCCGATAGATTGAGGGTGTGAGCCAAGGAAACGTATTGTCCGCGGAAACATCGCATGATGGGGATGGAAAGTTTCTACGGACACCTGAGCAGATAGCCAGGGATCACGAGGCGGCTGAGTTGCGAAGTCGCTCGTGGACGTTTCAGATGATTGCCGACCACTTTGGCCTGACAACTCGAAGCGCAGCGTCCAAGATGGTTGAGCGCGCTATTGCAGATGTCCCGATGGAGGCCACGAAGGAACTGATTGCACTGGAACTGGCGAAGATTGACCTCTTAGAGCGGCGAGCCTACGAGATCATGGAGAAGCACCATGTCTTCGTTAGCCAGGGCGGGAAGGTTGTGTACGACGGGGATGTCAAGCTTGAAGACGACGGGCCAGCGTTGCAAGCGATTAACACCTTGGCGAAACTAGGGGAGCGTAGAGCAAGGCTTCTCGGTTTGAACGCTCCGACCAGAACTGAGTTGACTTCTGCGGTCTCAGTGACCATTGAGGATCGTTCAGAGCAGGCCAAGGGCGCTGTATTGAGTCTCCTGAGGCGCTTGAGTGAGTAAAAGCGCACCCGTAGGAGTTTCAGGGCGGCATTTCCTGATAGTTTTCCTCATCTGAATGGGTGATTCTCTCGCCAAACAGGTCGCGCGGCTGCCGCTAGAAGAACAAGAGCGCTGGCTCGACGGCGTAGAGATTGAACTTCGACTTGAGTTGGCCAAGAATCCCTGGTGGTTCATTGGCCGCCCTGAACAGTTGTTGCCAGAAGGCGAGTGGTTCATCTGGCTCTTGATGACCGGAAGGCGTTTTGGCAAGACGCGGGCGGCGGCAGAGAATCTCGTTCTGTTGGTGCTCGAATATCCTGTCTCCTCAGGTGGCGCTCCGACCGAATGGGCGATTATTGGAGAGACATTCTCAGACTGTCGGAAAATCATGGTTGAGGGTCCGTCTGGGCTGCTCGGTGTATTCAGACGCAGGGGGATGGTGGAGAACGTCGACTTCGTCTACAACCGAAGCCAATGGGAGATTACTTTGACCAGTGGGCAGAAAATCCACATGATGGGCGCGGACGACGCGGACGTTGGCAGAGGATTCGGCCTTGAGGGTCTGTGGGGAGACGAGATTGCTAAGTGGCCCTACGCTGCGAGAACGTGGACCGAGGGCTTGATGCCGACACTTTCGGACAGTAGCCATCCTCGAGCGATTATTACGACAACTCCTCGACCGGGGCACGAACTCATCAAGCAGTGGTTGAGACGAACGAATGGCTCTGTGGTTATTACTCGAGGGTCAATCGACGACAACAAAGACAACCTCAGCCCGGAGCTTCTTGCAGAGATGCACGATCTCTATGACGATACGAGAATTGGCAAGCAAGAACTCGGCGGGGAGTTCCTGGAGGACGTTCCTGGCGCCCTGTGGTCAATTGACGACATCCGCCTTGGCGCCTTAGGAGATTCCAAACGGATCGTGATTGCCGTCGACCCGGCGGTTACAAACACAGCGGAGTCAGATGAAACCGGCATTATCGTCTGTGCAAAAGCATCGGATAACCGACTGTTGGTGCTAGGGGATCATTCGTGCAGGGATTCAGTTCTTGGTTGGGCGCAGAGAGTGAATGCCTGTTTCGAGCAGTACAAAGCCGACCTGGTCGTCTACGAAGCGAACCAGGGCGGCGACGCGATTGCCGAAGTACTGAGGTCGGTAAATCCCTACCTCCCTCTCAAGCCAATTCATGCAAAGATTGGGAAACGTCTTCGTGCCGAACCAGTCGCGGCGCTCTACCAACAAGGCAAAGTGTTTCACGTGGAACATTTCGACAAGTTGGAAAACCAGATGTTGACGTGGGAAGCCGACGATCCCAAATCACCGGACAGACTTGACGCGCTGGTTCATTGCCTAACGGAACTCGCCGACATCGGCGCTGGTTCGAGATTCCTGCAAGAATTGGCTCAGGTATGCGAGTCGTGCGGTCAACCCAATGTCAAAGGGGCTTCAGTGTGTTTCAGTTGTCATAAGGCCTTTGATGGGTAAACGACGAGACGCACGAACGGCGGAACTGATCGAGAAAGCCGTCTCCAATGCCTTGGCGGCAACGCCGATGCAGGGTGCTGGCAACAGCGCATCGACTTCGGCGGCGGCAGCATTTTCTCAGTTGATGGGCGTTTCAGCGCCTACCGGAATCATGCAGTCCCTGGCGAGAGACCCGTCGAGCTTTGGCGGCGCTCTCGGTCCTGGCTATCCCTTCCAGCCCGCGCCGCTGGACCAGGGCTACGGACGGGCGAACCGTCCCGCTCCGCGAAAGTTCCAGTACGACGTAGCCGACAACCTCAACATCACCAAGAAACTGGCGCAGTGGAATGTGCTGGCGGCGGCGTCGGTCCAGGTGGATATCTTCGCCCGAGCGATAACGATCCGGACCGATGACGTGACCAAGATGGACTGGTCGTGGAACGTCTCGAAATCCTGCATCAACACGATCATGGAGGACAACAACGTCGGCTACGCCGAAGCGGCCAAGACTGGTCGTCAGGAGAACATGGCGCAGATCGTGCGGCTCTCGGAGTTCTGGGAAAACCCCTATCCGCAGTCGGATCGAAGTTGGGAGGAGTGGATTACCGAAGCCATAAATCAAGTCCTGGTCTACGATGGCCTGCCGGTGCACCCGGCCTTCGCGTTAGGCGGGGATTTGCTCGGCTTGGACATCATCGATGCGTCGACCATCAAGATTCTCTTGGACAATGAAGGGGATTTCGTCCGGCCTCCGGATCCCGGCTTCCAGCAGATCCTCTTCGGTTTCCCGCGAGGGGAGTTCATCGCCACCCCCAACAAGGACGTGCCGACGTACCTGAACGCCGAGTACAACATCACGGACCGGGACCAACTCTCCTACTTCGTGAAGAATCGCCGGACGATAACGCCCTACGGCTACTCGCCGGTCGAGATGGCCCTGGAAATTGCCAATATCTACAAGGAACGTGAGTCGTGGATGCTGGCGGAGTACAAATTCGGTACGTCCGCCGGGACGTACATGAAGACCGGGGCGACCGAGATTACCCTCGAGAACCTGGCTGGCTACAACCGAATCTTCAACGATTTCTTGCAAGGCTCGACCGCGCAACGACAGTCGACGGTCACTCTGCCGCCGGGTTTCGAGCCGGTCTTCGCTCCCTACATCGAAGAGAAGTACAAGGCCGACTACGACGAAGGCTTGATAAAGAGGACCGCGGCGTTCTTCGGCGTCGACGCACGGCAATTCGGCGTCGTCCCACGGGCGGGGCTCGGTGGTGGGAAGGGCGCGGCCGAAGGCGAAGCCGACAACGCGGAGACGGTGTCGAGCAAGCCTCAGAACAAGTACCTGGAACGAACCGTCATGTCCCTCTCTCGAAGGTATCTGAACGCGAACAAGATGGTCCAGTTCGACCTGAAGGACGACGAGGGTTCCGAGGATGAGGTCGAGGTCGCCACGGCGAACAACCTCTTCGTTTCGTCCGGCATAAAGACGCGCAACGAGGTGCGCGGGGAGTTGGGCATGCCGCTGTCGACCGAACCCGAAGCCGACCAACTCGCCATCACCACGGCGACGGGCCCGGTGTTCCTGCCCGGGCTCATAGCAGCGCAGGCGACCGCCCAGGAACAAGCCGCCAATCCTCCCACTCCCATCATCCAACAGATAGGACCGCAAAATGGTGCAGGCAACGACAGCGGGGGGGTCGACACCGATTCCCAGCAAGTCCAAGGTGATAAAGGCGAAGGTGAAGGCAGCGAGCCCCAAGAGGAAACTGGTGCGGGCGGCTCGTCGCAAGCTGGTGTGAAGGCCGAGATCGTCGACTTCGTGAAGTTCGTCAAATCAGCCAATCGCAAGGGCCTGTGGAGACGGTTCGAGTTCTCGACCGTGGATGCGTCGACCGCCGACATGCTGAACGACGAGGGGTACTTCATCGCCAAAGGCGTGCGGGCGATGCCGGAACTCCCGATAGACCATTTCCTCGAGAAGGCCGGATTAGCACCTCACCCAAAACTCTTGCTGAAACGACAGTCTGACAGGAAGATTCAGGCGCTGGCCAAAGGCCATTCCGGGTTCATCAGGACCGCGCTGTTGGCCGGTGTCGCCGGGGTGTCGGCAGCGATAACCCACGCTCTCGGGGATTCGACTGGTCAGGACGCCAAGGAAGTCGCACGACAAGCCGTGTTGCAGAACGTCACGTTCGACTCGACCCAGGCGTCTCAGATGTTGGGCAACCTCTATTCGGATGCTTCCAGCATGGGGGCGCAGTCGGCCGCGGCCGGGCTCGGCACGGACGTTCTCTCGACCTCGACGACCGAGCAACTCCTGGCCCAGCGAGAGATCACCTTGAATGGAATCGACAACACGGCGATGGGCCGAATCAGCGACGCCATCGCCAACGGGATTGCGAATGGCGACACGCACGCGACCATCTCCGATGCGGTCAACGCGATCATCGACGACCCGCAAAGGGCCGATGTCATCTCGATCACTGAGTCGAATCGCGCCTACAATTCGGCCTTCCAGGACCAACTGACGGCTGCCGGTGAGACCCAGTTCGATTGGATCGTCGACGGTGACCCGTGCCCGGCGTGCCAGGACGAGGAAGGGCCGCAGGATATAACGAATCCCGGCCCACCGCTGCATCCGAACTGCGAGTGCTCCGTGGGAGTTGTGGGCGCGTCTTCGTAGCCTCAAGCGAGACGATTTCTCACGTTCTACGCTTTAAGCATGAAGCAAAGGAGCGCCCATGCCCACTGACGAATTGGTGTATGCCTATCTCGGGAACCTTACAAAGCGCCGGGACGAGAAAGGGCGACTCCACGTTGGGGGCGTTATCACTGACGATTCACTCGACATGGATGGGCAGCGCTGTGACCCGGAGTGGCTGAAAACAGCAATTCCCAGGTGGTTCAAAGTCGGCAATATCCGCGAGATGCACCAGATGTCGGCTATCGGCAAGGCCAACAAACTCGAGCAGGATGGCAACTCATGGGGCATCGAAGCTGTCATTGTCGACCCCGTGGCTGCGGATAAGTTCGAGACCGGCGTTTACCAGGCGTTTTCAATCGGCATCGCTAACCACGGCCTGGACCTTTCGGAGAAGGCGAGACAATCGGCACCGAAGGGGATCATCAATCGCGGGGACGTTGTTGAAGTTTCGGGTTGCGATGTTGGAAGCAACCACAACGCCCTAGCCAAGCCGCTGGCACTCGCGAAGATGGTCAACGGAACTCTCACCAAGACCAGTGTCATCGCGAACGAATGCCCTCCATGCCCGACGTGCGATGGCACAGGAAAAGCGAATGACGGAGTGGCTGATTGCATGGACTGCAATGGCAGCGGTGAATCGGCGAACAACACCTACCCGAGTTTGAACGGTGGAAACATGGAAGATGGTCAAGTCGGCAAAACGGCGGAGTGCAGCACGTGTCATGGAACGGGCAAAATCAAGGACGGTCACGTGGACTGCCCGGACTGCACGCAGAAGGCCGCGAATTACCAGACCGACTACTTCGGCTACACCGATGAGGACAAGGCCGCGTGGACGCCGTTCCAGAAATCTCTCTACCCCGATTCGCTCAAGAAGGACTACTCCGACAAGGACCGCAAGCGCATGTCCACCAACGGTCAGGCGATGCCCGGAGGCGGATTCCCGATAGCGAACGTCCAGGACCTGAAGAACGCCATCCAAGCCATCGGCCGGGCCAAAGACCCGACCGCGGCCAAGGCGCACATCAAGACCAGGGCGAAGGCGCTGGGTCAAGAGGCGCTCATCCCTGATTCGTGGAAGTCCGTCACCGTCAAGACGGTCGAGACCGTCTGCAAGGCGATCCAGGGCGAACTCATCAAGGCCCAGGGCGACGATGACACGATGAAGCACGACCCCGACCAACTGGGCGCGGTGCGTGACGGGATAATCGCCATCTTCAAGGACGAACTGGATGAACTTGGAGATGGCGAGAACGAACTCGACGACATCAGCCAACTCGGCGATGTGCTGTCGACCTTTTTGTCCTGGTGGCAGGGCGAATACTACGGAGGGGAAGTCACCTCTCCCTTTACTGGAGGAGATTCCATGTCATTCGTAGGACTAGGCGTAGAGCCGGACCTCATCAAGGCCGTCCAGTCGACCGCCGCGACGGACGAACAGAAGAACGAGTTCAAGGCCGAGGTGCGCAAGGCACTGGGCCTAGACGAGATCGACACACTGAAGGCAACGCAGGAGAAGATCCTGGCTGACCTGGAAGGTGTGAAGAAAATGGCCGCGCCACGAGGGATATCCCTGCGGGCCACGCAGTTCCAACAGGGGCGATTCGCCGAGGTGGAGGCGTTGACGGCTCAGGCCGACAACTTCAAATCCGTCTCCCTGCAATCAACCGACCCCGAGACGAAGCGTCAGTACATGGAAGAGTCCATCAAGACCCGCGCCAAGGCTGACGAGATTCGCAAATCCCTCGAAGGAGACAACTAATGGCGCTACCACGCCCCTCGGAACTGTTCGAGACCAACCCGGTCCAGCAGTTCGAGCTATTAAAATCCGCCGTCAACGACGTGCTGGCTGAGCACGACGAATGGAAGGCCCAAGGCGGCGTCGAGTTCGTCCAGCAAAAGGGCGTCGTCAAGACGGGCCGCGCTGGCGTCATCGACGCGATGTACAAGGCCGGGCTTTCGCCGGACCTGGTGAAGGAGTGGGAACTCGGGTCACCGATCCCTCAGACGGCGGTCCAGTACACGGGCATCACCCCGTACAACTACGAGCCCGTCGTCTTGATGCTCGTCCCGAAGGAACTCAAACTGAGAAACTCCACAGCGCGAGTCAAGGGAATCGGCCAGGGCTTGGAGTACCGCCGCATCACGGGGGTCTCCAACTCGACCTCAGCCAACGTGCTGAGCCCGTTCTTCAGTTCGGTCAGCAACACCGTGACGATCAACGGCGTGACGCTCAACCGTCCGCCGCTCATCAGTTACACCGGTGACACGACGTTCAAGCCCTACGTGGAGATGGGTTTCACGGACGCGGTCAGCGTTCAGCAGCAGTTCGCGGCGCAGGGATTCACTGACGCTCGCGCTCTGTCGCACCTCTCGCTCATCTGGGCGCACGTCCTGGGCGAAGAGCGGGCGTTGCTGAACTCGGTCGCTACCACCCTGTCCATCACGTCCTTCGCGGCGACCGTCGCGGCTGACTCAACGGCCACCTCGGCCGGGTTGCCCTCGGGAACGGCGACGGCGGTGTACATCACCGCTTCGACGGCGTTGGGAGAAAGCCAAGCCATCACGGCATCGGGCACTCCTGTGGTGTCTGCCGTCATCGGTGTGAAGGCCACGACCTTGACCTCGGTGCCTACGGGAACGCTGGCGCTGAACTTCTACGTCAACATGTCCGGCACCTACTACAAGGGCACGACCCCGTACACGGTGACTGGTGCAGTGGGCACGGGCGCAAGCCCTCTCAAGTTCGCTACGGTCACGGCGCTGCCTTCGACCTCAGCGGACAACGGCTCCGGCAACACGGCTGCCTACACCGGGCTCATCTCAGAGATCAACAACACTGCGTTGGGCGGCTATCAACTCGCTCTGAACGGTGCGTTGTCTCAGGCCGACCCCGGCGTGGAGTTTGAAACTGCGCTCACGACCCTGTACATCAGCCAAGGCGCCGACCCGGATGTCATCTGGACCACCGGTTCGATCACCCAGCAGTTGTACGACAACATCAAGACCCAGGGAACGGCGACTTCGTATCGTCTGTCTCTGGTCGCTGGTGACGGCGGCAGCAGAATCGGCGGGGCGGTGACTGGAATCACGAACCCGTCGACATCCAAGCAACTGGAAATCAGCAACCACCGTTACATGCCCGAGGGCGTGGCGGTCATCCACTCGACTTCGGTCCCGTGGGCTGACTCCGGTGTGACGGCGACGATGAAGGTTTCCAACGTCGTGGACACGATGGTCATCGACTGGCCCCAGATTGGCATGAGTTACGACCAGTCGACCTACACCTACGGGACAGTGGTGTTCGAGGCCCCGATTCTGGACGGCATCATCACCAACATCGGCGACCCGTCCGACGAGTAGTTAGGAGAGTTCCTGGGTCGGAGATTTCCCCCTCCGGCCCAGGTTCACCCATGACCCTAAATGTGACGAAGATGGATGATTTAAAGGAAATCGACAAATTTAGTTGTCCGATTTGCTTTGACGAGGGGCGCGAACACATTCATGAGGGTGCTGAGTCGTTTATCGTTCATTTGCTAGGCCACCTCAATGATGTCCTTAAGTGGACAGGTGAGAATTGGATTCCAAAGACATGAGGCTCCTTCCCCCTGACAGAAGTTGCAACGCGATTCAGATTGACGACGGACCGGACATCAAACGCCATACGGACGGGACGTTCCACGTTCCTGACGCTCTAGGAAAGTCAATCCGCCGCGGC